AATGTTCAAAATCAAATGTATGAAATGCGGAACAGAACTTCCAAAAAGCTATGAATGTGAGATGTATATGGATCAGGACGGAGGCATCAGAACAGGGAAAGACGAGCGAACGAAAGCAACTACAGATTGGAACAGGAGGGCGAACGATGAGATTGATTGATGCGGATGAATTAGAAGGACATATAAAAATTTTAGGAATTTGGGATGAGGTAGAAAATAAAGATGTATTTACTAATGATATTAAAGATGCAATTTTAAAATTAATAGATGCACAGCCGACCGCCTATGACCCGGACAAGGTTGTGGAGCAGTTGGAAGAAGTTGAAAGAATAATGACATCACCAGTGAACATAGATTGTTTTGGAGAAGAGTGTAGAGCATCGGACTGCACGGTATGCCTTATTAGTAAAGCAATCGAAATCGTGAAAAGTAGTGAGCAAGAGCAGAAATCTGAATGTGAGTGGAAACTTGAAGATTCAGAATCAAACCTTTATGTAACAGAGTGTAAAAACCGGCAGTTGATATTTGAGGGCACGCCAGAAGAAAACGGCTATAAGTATTGCAATTACTGCGGCAGAAAGATAAAGAGAGGTGGAGTAGATGGCAATTAAACCGATTTTATTCAATACAGAAATGGTTCAGGCAATTCTGGACGGACGGAAGAGTTGTACCAGACGGCTTGTAAAATTCTTGTCAGGAGAAAATCCCCGATGGACTGGATATATTAAAGATGGACTGATGTTGTATAACGGAAAAAATGAGCCGTGTATCAGAAAAGCACCGTATCAACCAGGCGATATCCTGTATGTCCGAGAAACATGGAAAAAGGCGCCGAACGGATACTATTACTACGAAGATTGGCAAAGAAATGATATTGCAGATATTACAAAATGGAAACCATCCATTCACATGCCAAAAGAAGCCGCACGCATCTGGCTTAAGGTTATGAATGTGAGAGTGGAGCGGTTGCAGGAGATAACCGATGAGCAAGCAAAACGTGAAGGCATACAGTATGATGAATGTCCAACAGGATTTACCTGGAAGCAAGAAACAGATATGCATAATTGTTACACAACTCCAATAGGAGCTATGCAAGCATTATGGAATTCCACCATCAAGAAATCTGACCTTGACCGCTACGGTTGGGATGCATCGCCGTGGGTTTGGGTTATCGAATTTGAGCGGTGCGAGAAGCCGGAAGGAGTGTGAGGATATGAGCAAATTTGATTATAACTATTTTTACGGAGACGGCGATTCGCTTGGTTTCAATGCGAGTAAATATAACAAGGAAGAAGCTTTAAAAATTGGCGCGGAAGAATATGGGTGTAACGTAAACGATTTAACGGTAGAAGAAGCCTATATTTATTATGGTTTTGGAACTGATGAAGATGGAGAAGCACGTACAACGTATTGGATTTGCGATGTACCTAAAGGGAATAGCTTTAAAGCATGGAAAGTGTATAAAAAATAGGAGGAATAGAAGTATGCCTAAAGCAATTTTGATTATGGATATGCCGGAATCGTGCAGTAAATGTAAATTTCTGTATGAATTTCAAGGGATAAAAAAATGCCAGCTTATGAATGTGTTAAACAATGGTGCTTCGAAATTATCACAAAGCACATTCACACAGAAACGGCATGATCTGTGTCCGCTCCGGGAACTGCCGGAGAAGAAAACAGGTAATTCTTATATGAACAGTAAAGAAAAAGGCATTGTTGAAGGGTGGAACGCTTTCTTAGATGCCATAGAGGAAGGTGCACATGAGTAAAAGCAGAGCGAGTAAGCTGAACGGCTACCGGAGTGCGGTAAGCCGGCAGAGAAAAGATGTGTATAAGTTCAAGACCAAGAGAGGTAAGAAAAAATAAATCAGAAAGGAGTGGGAGGTTTGCTGGCCAGCGTGAAAGAGCTCTTTACTCCGAGAAGAAAATGGAATCAGTAAAAGAACGTATGGAGCGGATCGGAGCATATGAGAAGATAGCATCTTTTATGCAGAAAGAAAAGCAGCCATATGAATATAAAAGAAAATATGCACAGATCAGAGCAGAAGAGTTCGCAAATGAATGTGACGGAAGATTGCTCAACTACCATGTTTCGGTCGGTGGACTTGACAGTATAATCTTATACCTGTTTTTAAATGAGGTATGCGGAATTGATGCACCAGGAGTCAGTGCATCTACACTGGAAGACAAGAGTATACAGAGAGTACATAAAGCTCTTGGAATTATCAATGTGCCACCGCTAAAAAGGGATGATGGTACTTATTGGACGAAACCAAAGGTCATACAGGAATTTGGATTTCCGGTCATTTCAAAGGAAGTGGCTGCCAAGATAGAATTGTTACAAAATCCGTCAGAGAAAAATAAAACTGTCCGCCATGCGATTATTACTGGGGAGACTGGAGAATATGGTGGATGGCAGAAAAACTCTAAAATGCAGCTAAAACAGAGATGGTTAAAGCTATTCGGTGGATATGAGAACGAAAATGAAGGGTGTGATTATCAGAAGCCAGATTTTCTCGTATCGTCCAAGTGTTGTTATTACCTTAAAGAGAAAAACTGTGATGACTGGGGAAAAGAGCATAACAGCGTGCCATATCTGGGGCTGATGGCATCTGAAGGCGGCAGACGTGCCAAGAGCCTGCGGATGAACGGATGTAATTATTTTGGAGCATCTACAATTAGATCGGCACCATTCGCAATCTTCCATAGGCAGGACATTTTAAAACTTGCATTGGAAATGGACGAATTGTGGAAAGCCGGACTGAAAGAACAATATCATGAGAAACTGTTGAAAGAAGGAAGATTATCTCAAAGTTTTGAAATGCCTGAAAGCATCATTCCAGAGATTTATGGAACTATTGAGAAAAAGCCAGACGGTACATTGTACACGACAAAGGCGCAGCGCACCGGATGCAGTATGTGTGGGTTTGGGATTCACATGGAGAAACGCCCACATCGGTTTGATCTGTTGTATGAGAGCAATCCGAAAGAGTGGGATTATCTGATGTTCCATATGTGTAAGGATAAGGATGGGAACGACTATGGATGGGCAAAGGTTCTGGACTACATTGGAGTTGGATGGGATCCGTCAACGATCGGTGGAAATTGCAAAGGACAAATGAATTTCGCGGACTTCCCGGAGGTGATGCCATGAAAGAAGAAACACCGGAGAAGAAAGTAAAAATATATTGCCAGTATATCCGTGAAGAAATATCGCAATGGAAGGATATAAACCAGAATGGATGTAATGATCCGTTCTGGTCGGATGGCTGCAACATGAATCTGACACGAAACCATATCATTTATTATCAGAGACTGATCGCGGAAATCTGTACCGAGAATCAATTGCCATTGCCGGAAGAGTATTACTTGTCAGTTCCGCCGGAGGTTGATAATTATTATATGGCAAATCTCAAACAGAAAGAAAGAGTTAAGCGTATATTTTGCCAGCGAGAGATGCCAGAAAGAAAAAGATATATTTATGACGAGCAACAAATGAGTTTGTTTTAAAGGAGAAAAAAACATGGAAAAATTCTATATTGTTACAAATGCAGATTTTTTAAACGAAATTAAAGATTACAACGTCCACGATGAAGAAAGACGAAAATTGATAAATGGATTTTGCAATAGACCATTCGAAGATTTCGAAAAACACAGTATTCGTCTTTACGTTGAGGATTGTGAAGAAAATAATGCAAAGTTCGGTAAGGAATTATTAAAACCTGTCAATATATTCTGTGATTCCGATGTTATGATGCGTAGCTTCAGAGCAAACAGCAAGACATTAAAAGAGTTTCAAGAATTATGCATTGAGAGAAAAATCATAATTAATAATCATTCAGTTAGAGAAGGCGATTATTTTAAGGAATTGCGTTACGGCGGTTATTCAGTTACCAGATTTGAATATGACGGAAAATGCTATCTGAACGTTAAAACTAAAAAGAATGGAATAACACCAGAGAGTGATGGGTTCACAGAAATTAAGGGAAGCGAGTATTACAAAGCACTTGAAGAATTTGAAAGTGGGAACTAAAAGGTCAGTTAAATTAGAATTTAAGGGAGAAATTATATGAGTAAATTTGAAAAGCAAAAACAACCATGTTGTATATGTAAGTGGCATAAAGCCAATGAACCATTTGAAATTAGAGATGATTTTGGTGTCTTATATAAAACATCGCATATCTCTAACTGCCCTTATTGTGGCAGATTTTTAACAGAAAATTATAGCTAAACTTAGATTAGTGGAGAAAAAATTTATGACATTGGTAGAAGTAACACCTGAAAATGATTATTGGAATAAGCAAAAAGTGTTATATGCATATGACACAGATAGAGTGGCAACGTTATTTGACGAAAGTACCGAAAATGAAAAAATATATGGTTATCAATTTCTTAACGGAGACGTGCAGGAATTAATCGATGATGATATTAATAGTTGGGAAGATGCGGAAAGAGTATTTTTAGAAATAATCACTGATTTACTTGATGATGAAGCAAAATACTACGATGAACTTAAAAACATGTGTAAAGAACTAATCAGTTAAACTGAACTTTAACTGATAAAAAGAAAGGAAATGTGTATGAACGCTACGGAGCATGGTATAAAAAAACGAATTGAAATTAAGCAGGCAATCATTTTATACATGGAAAAGCACGGATACGCCCCGACCATTCGGGAGATTGGGGACATGGTAGGACTGAGCAGTACATCCAGTGTACATAATCATCTGATCAGGATGATTGCTACAGGAGAGCTGGAAACGGATGATGAAATCGGAAGCCCTAGAGCCATTCGGGTGCCAGGATATAAAATCGTAAAAACTGAATAGGTAACACTTACCGGCTGAAATATGCCGGTAAAAAAATGCAATAATGTTGCATGAATACGATAATATATTGTGTTTTTATGAACTGATATATGGTATAATGTTGTAAGAAACTTAGGTGACACGCATAGGGAGATGTTTAAAATGAGTAGAGAGGAAACGATAGAGATATGCACACGCATAGACAATTACCTGGGCGATAAAATAGCAGAATCAATTTTAAATAATATCTCATATGACAAAATGGAAGCACGATATGGGATTGTGCCGATTTCACGCACGCATTTTTACAGAAAAAAGAAAATGGCATTAAGGATGCTTAAAAGCCGGAGCTTGTACGAAGAAGAAAGTAACGGACAGTTACGCATAATACTTTGATTCACGCATAGAACTGCACACATAACGCACGCATGGCACGCATATACAAGTTTTTCTCACGCATAGGATAAAATACAGCACGCACGCATAAAAATGTCTTTATTGGAAAAATATGCAAGGCAGATGCTGGATATAAAAATAAAAATCCGTACATAAAAAAATCCGCCGGCAGTGATCCGGCGGTAATCCTATGCGGCGGCTGGTTACTTTACATAAACTCGTACATAGTTCTTGTTTTTACTGTATGAGTAGCTTTTTACTTGCATATCGTCAAATTCGCTCCCCGTTTCTGCGCCGTAATTTGCGCAGATCAATTTATTGTTTTCGCCGTATATTCTCCACGGTACACGGCAAGCGTTCCAATTACATCCCATAAATAATTCGTACAGTGTTTTTTTCATAGTTCAAATCCTCACTTTCTTTTTTAATTAACTTGTTTTCTGTTCCTTTGTTAATATTATAATTACACCGAAAACGGTGTAATTGCAATATACAAATGCACCAAAAATAATGTACAATCAAGGCATGATATTTGTACATTATTTATAATGTACAAATATGATTGAAATAAATTATAATATAATGTATAATATATTTTATAAAGAAAGAGAGGTATTAATAAATGCTTACTTATAAAATAAACGTATTAGAAACGCTGAAAGAAAGCGGATATACCACGTCACGGCTGAGAAAAGAGAAGCTTTTGGGAGAAAACGCTATCCAGACGCTAAGGCGTGGCGACATGATCGGGATCATCGCATTAGAGAAGATATGTACACTTCTGGATATGCAGCCGGGGAACATTATTAAATATGTAGAAGATGTGGAAAAATAAAATACTTTAAAAATAATGTAAAAAGGTATTGACATTACACCGTTTTAAGTGTATTATAATATCAGAAACAAGGAAAACACATAATACACCGGAGGGAAAGAAAATGAGTAGAACAGAGATTCTTAACAAATGGTTAGAGGAAAATTATGGAGAATTGAGAAAATTCCCATTGCAGAAATTAACCGTTGAGGAAAATGGAGAAATTCAGCATTTTGAAAATGTCAGAATCATTGGAGATGCGGATTGCTGGGATGTAAATGAGTTTTATCAGTACATGGTTCATGGCGATAAAGTTTATAAGGTTTATTTTGAAGTGATTCCAGATCAGGATCTGGACATGATCGATTACTCAAAGTCTTATAAAATCGAAGATGTTACAGATCAGTTTGACATAGACGATTAAAAAGAGGTGAGGAAAGAGTGCCTAGAAAGCCGGACTTAAGTATTATAGGGAAAACTTATAACAATTTAATCGTAAATAAATTAACAGATGATTATAATGCTTACAATCGCCGACTCTATGAGTGTACATGTCTTATTTGCGGTGGAAAAAGGCTTGCGACAAAACAGAACTTACAGCGTGGAGAGATAAAGGACTGCGGAAATCATTGGTATTATAACGACATAAAACAAAAAAAATTCGGAAAATTAACAGCAATGTACGTTGTGGAAGAAAACGCAGAAAATAAAAACAGATGTAAGCGCTGGCATTGCAGATGCGATTGTGGAAAAGAAGTTAATGTTTATTATAATTATTTAAAAAACGGCAGAGTTATAAGTTGCGGTTGCGTGAAAAAGGACAATTTAAAAAAAACTTACGTGGACGGGACAGCTCCATGTAAAATAGAACATCCCGATAAATTGAGAAATACGAACACATCTGGTATAACTGGCGTTTGGTATGATAAAAATAAACAGCTGTGGTGTGCAGAGATTACGTTTAAACATAAAAAATATTTTTTGGGAAGATTTAAAGAAAAAAAAGATGCGTTTGCAGCAAGAAAAATTGCAGAGAAAAATATTTTTGGTGAATTTTTAAAATGGTATGAAGAAAATAAAGGATAGAAAGACTTCCCGAGAGAAAAAAGGAATACCAAGAAAAGAGAAAATAATAGGTATGAGAAAATGCGGCTTGAAATATAGCCGTTTTTTTTATGCCTAAAAATGGAACAAAAACTATTAAAAAATATCTTATAATAAAATTATAAGTAAAATGATGGGAGGTGTGCGCCTTGGCAAATTTAAAAGGAAAAGTAAAAAAGCTTCAAACTGCGATTGTACAGCGAGGATTGATTATAAAAATAAACCAGAATCAATTTTATAGCGAAGAGCAGAAGCGAATGATTACAATATACAGAATCATTACGCCAGTGTACACCTTCAAGGAAAATAAACAAGAATGGAAAACGGAAGATTATGAGATCCTCAAAACAGCATCTATCCCAGAAGTCATTTTCTGTTTAATTGATATTTACAAGGCGGTGAGCGGATGAAGGGAGAACTCACACCGAAATGGAAGGCATTTGCAGACGAGTGGATAAAAAATGGTGGGAATGCCACACAGGCATATATAAGCGCTGGCTATAGCGAAAATGGAGCAAATCGAAGTGCACAAAAGCTACTGTCAAAAACTGTCATCTCAAAATATATAGCGGAGAAAATGGAACAAATTGAGAAAGAACAGCACCGGGATATCATGTCGCTTGCAGAAATCCAAGAACGAAGGAGTAAAATCGCAAAGGGCGAAGTCGTGGACGGACTTGGATTCTCTCCAGACTTTTCCGATCAGCTTAAGGCTATGGACGGTTTGGAAAAGGCACTGACCATAGCAGAAAAGCAGAAAATCGAGCGAGAGGAAAAGGAAAAGCGCGAGAAAGCTGCACTCTGGACGATCCCCATCACAGACATAACGAGCGATTTCGTTGAGATCTACAGAACAGTACACGAAGCATTTGCCGGAGAGGAAGACATACACGAGATCATATCGAAGGGCGGACGTGGATCTATTAAGTCCAACTTCTGGGGTAATCTTGCATACGAGACCATTCGGCAGGATTCGCAGGCTCATGTTGCATACACGAGAAGATTTAAAGTTGACCTAAGAAGCTCTGTGTATAATCAGTTTATGAAAACGGTCATAAGATATCATGACCTTGACAACTGGGATTTTAAGCAGTCTCCAATGTGCGCGGTGTATAAACCGACCGGGCAAATGGTCATGTTCGTGGGAGCAGATAAGCCGATCAGCTTAAAATCTTTCAACGTGCCATTCGGATATGTTAAGATGCTGATCCATGAAGAGTGCGACGAGATGGCAGGTGTGGAGCAGATGGATAACATTGAAGATACTTTTTTGCGAGCAGATACGCCAGCACTTGACATAAAAATTTTCAATCCTCCAAAGTCAAAAAACAACTTTATGAATGAGTACACCGAAGAATGTAAAAATAAGCCACAGACACGTATCTGCCACAGCTATTATTATAACGTCCCGGTGAAGTGGCTCGGAAAACGATTCTTCGAGCGTGCGGAGTGGTTCAGGATTCACAAACCATTATATTATAAAAACAACTACTTAGGCGAAGTCACTGGAACGGGAGGCGGAATCTTTGATAATTTAGAAATCCGAAAAATATCGGATGAAGAGTTAATGACATTCGATACAGTAAACCACGGCTTAGACTTCGGATACACTCACCCACAGGTTTTCTGCCAGAATTACTACGACTACGAGACGGACATTCTTTACATTTTCGGCGAAGTGTACTCTAAAAAATGTAAAAACTCTACCTTTGCCAGAAAGATAAAGAAATTTATGAATGTAGAGATCATATGCGATTCTGCCAGACCGGACGGAATCGCAGAGATGCAGGACTGGGGATTCAATGCCATCGGGGCAAAGAAAAGATGGGGAAGTGGAAAAGGAAGAGATTACTGCTGGGAGTGGCTGCAGCGATGCAATAAGATTGTCATTGATCCTGAGCGATGCCCGAATACAGAAAGAGAGTTTAAAAAGGCAGAGCATGAGCAGCTTCCAGATGGTTCATTCTCGGATGCATACCCGGACTTAGAAGAAGATACGATCATGGCTAACATTTATGCATTGAACAGGATTATTATGACCAGCCGAAGAAATGACGGTCTTTATGATGATGATGTGGAAGAAGACAGTGACGATTACGAGGATTAAAAAATGAATTTTTTTGAAAAAATAAGGGAGACGATCATGAATTTTTTTAGAACAGATGCAGAAAAAGAATTTAATGTCGAGTTTATTACTTCTCCAGAGATTGAAAACTCACAGCAGAGATGGAACGACATCATTAAGGGGAGCCCTTTTTGGGTTGATCCGAAAAAAAATGACATTAGGACAATAAATTTCGCAAAATTCCTCTGCCAGTACACAGCAAAGAAAGCATGTATGGATTTGTCAGTGAACATAACCGGTTCAGATAGAGCTGATTTTATTAATAAGTGCATACGGGCGATGGTTGACACTTCTATCAGAGACAAAGTCGAAGATATGCTCGGAGTTGGTGGAATTATTTTAAAGCCGAACGGCTCAATGAACCCAGACAACATGATAGATTATATTATGCCGTGGGACTTTGCGATTACAGAAAAGACCAGCAACGGAGATATAAGAGGATGCATTTTTATTAATCGACTTTTAAAAGATAAAGTGTACTACTACCGGCTTGAATACCATCATTTCACGACCTCAAAAAGTAAAGAAGGCGAAGAGATGAACGTGTACGAGATCCAGAACAGAGCGTTTAAGTCAAACAGCAGTAACTCGCTTGGCAAAAAGATAGAACTGCATGACGTTTCGGAGTGGTCTTCAATTGATGAAGTCGTTCATATTATGAACGTAGAAAAGCCACTGTTCGCCTATTTAAAAACACCATTTAACAATACAATCGACTACTCATCTCCTGAAGGTGTTTCGATTTTCTCGAATGCACTTATGGAGCTTAGAGATCTCGATATAGCATGGAGTAAAAAAGGAAATGAGGTTGAGGATTCTCAGCACATTACTTTTATTGATGAGAACGCCATGACAAAACAGGGAAAAGGCGGCATCCGTTCCTCAACAGTGGAGCTTCCTCGGTTCGTTAAGGGCATGAAATTTGGGCTGGATGCAAAAAGCACGATTGATGAACACGTCCCGACAATGCTTACTTCTGACAGAATTACGGACATTAACAGCATTCTATCTATGATATCGACAAAATGCGGATTCTCACAGGGGCAGTTTATCCTCGACAGAAAATCTGGAAGATTGACAGCAACACAGGTTGAAAGCGATGACAATGAGACTGTAGAAACGATTAACGATATCAGGAAAAGCATAAAAACAGCGTTGAAAAATCTCATTTATGCAATCAATGTATTCTGCGACCTTTACGGAATCCCGGCAGGCTATGTGGATGCACTGGATGATGATGTACCGGACGAAGATATATTTTATTTTAAAGATTTGCTTGCAAGCTTCGAACAGGACAGATCAAGAGCATATAATTTAATGATTCAAGGTATTTATTCTAAGCGTAAATACCTTAAGGAATACGAGGGATTCAATGATGATGAAGTAGATGCCATGTTTGCAGAGAGAGCGCAGGAAGATGCGGAAAGGAACAGTGGTGGTCTGTTTGGAGAAGAGTAAAACAATTCAAGGAATACCGAAGCTTTCTAAAAATGGTATTTTAAAAGGTGGATATATTATCCCTGAACCTGAACCGCCGGAGATGGTTCAAGTAAAGCTTCAGAAAAAGACTGCGATAGAGACGATTAAGTTTTATTTAGAAAAGTGATAGAAATGGATGCGTTAATATGAAATATAATAAAGTCATTGGAAGCTTTAATATTAAGCTTGATACTAAGCGAATAGATGAAAATTTAAGAAATGCGCAGAATGTCCTTGATGAGCAGGTTGTAAACGACATGAGAAAATACACACCTATGCAGCAGGGCGATTTGAGAAACAAGACGCAGATAAAAGAACCCGGATTAATTACAGTAGATACACCATATGCGCATTATCAGTATGTAGGCGAACTTTATTTAACTGAGGACGGTAGATCATGGGCAAACCGTGGAGAAAAGAAGTATCCGACAGGAACAGAATTAAAATATCACACACCTGGAACGGGAAAAAGATGGTTTGAAACTGCAAAAGAAAATCACGGTAAGCAGTGGATTGATCTTGTTAAAAGAGAGGTTGGGAAAGGATAATGCTTAAACCGGATTACTTTTACGGAAAAACTGATAAACTGGTTGAGATGTATCAGGATCTTGAAAATTGGATTATATCAGATATTGCAACACGATTGATAAAATCCGGTGAATTGTCAGGAACTTCCGACCGAGAATTGTGGAAACTCCAACAGATGGGACTGCATAACACAGAGATTGTAAAAAGAATATCTGAAATGTCTGGAAAATCAAGAAATGAGGTTCGCAGATTATTAAGGGATAGCGTTATGACATCATTCTCAGATGATAAGGAAGTCTTGACGCAGATATCAGCATCTGATATTATATCTCCGCTAAAAAATAATATGGCAATTCTGGCAATGAATGCAGAGTTAATAAAGACATCCGGTGAACTTGATAATTTGACAAAAACAACCATTAACCAGACACAGAAAGACTTGCTCAATATGCTGAATGAGGTTGATTATAGAGTTGCATCTGGAATGCAATCTTACAGCAGTGCAGTCTGTGAAATTCTGGATAGATATGCAGAATCTGGTGTTATGGTAGAATACCCTGCTGGAACGAAGCGTTCTCTTGAAGCGGCAGTGAGGTGTTGCATCGTCACATCTATGAATCAGACTGCGGCACAGGTGACGAACATTTATATTGTACAAAATAAAATAGAGTATGTTCTAGTATCAGCGCATCCAGGTGCCAGATATGATAAAAAGAATCCAACAGGTATTCCATCTCACGATCACTGGCAAGGCAAGGCATATAAAATAATTGGGAGCGAACCGGGATTTCCGAATCTTCTTGAAAGCACAGGTTATACCATAGACCCTAAAACCGGGACGGGAACTGTTGTAAATCTCTTAGGACTTCACGGATACAATTGCAGACATTCACATGGCCCGTGGCGAAAAGGCATGGTAAATAAGTACCTTGATGAAAACGGAAATGTGAATATAAATGCAGATGAAAGCCAAAAACTTTATGATTTGCAGCAGAAGCAGAGATTCCTTGAAAGAGAAATTCGTAAAACAAAGCGTGAAATTATGACCAAGAAACAGGAACTTGATATGATTGCCGAAACAGATGTAAAAGAGATCTTGCAACCTCAATATGATAAACTGGCATATAAACTGCGAATGCAGAATAAAAGGCTTCAATCATTCTGTAAGAATAACGATCTTCAATTGCAAGGCGATAGAACGAAGGTTTCTGGATTTAGTAAAAAACAGTCTGCGATTGCAAATGGACGAGCAACGGCTTATAAAAATAAAATCGAAAAAAATGGTACAACGAAAATGGAATAATATGTTATTATAATAATGTGTTAACCATACATACTTGGTTATCCACCTTTCTTTAATTAATGTAGTGGAACTCAAGCGAGACAACAACTCACCGTCATAGCCGGAAACTCCCCAAATGAGGTAAAGCAAATGAAAAACATTGTTACGTGCTTTACCAAATAAGAAAAAGAGCATATAAAAGAATTGTGTGATTTCACACCGACAGAAGAAACGCTCTTTGATTTACGGAAGAAAGAAAAGTCTTTGGAAGAATGTGCAGAAATTATGCATGTTTCAACGAAGACAGCAGGACGTATCAACGTAAAAATGCAACATAAAATTCTTAGGGTAACTGGAAAACATTTTACATAATTTTCTCCTCATTAAAGGCATCCGTTAAGGGTGTCTTTTTTGTGTCCTTTTAATGGGGTTTTACTGGGGTGGTTCAATTGTGTTGTTAATAATAAAATAAAGATAGAAAGAGAGGTTTATTATGTACGAGTATCAGAGATATAACCAGTATTCTTATCCTCAATATCAACAACCACAACAGATTCAACAGCAATTCCCACAACAGATCATGCCGCAGCAAGCTGGACTTTGCGGAAGAATGGTTAATTCTGTTGAGGAAGTCACAGCGAATGACGTTCCCATGAATGCACCATTTGCCATTTTTCCGAAAGCAGATGGATCAGAGATATATATAAAATCGTGGAGTGCTAATGGCCTTATTCAAACAGTGACATATAAACCGCAGTTAGACGGAAAGCAGAACGAATTACCGAAAGAAGACACGGCAACATTGTTTGCCCCTATAATGGAGCGATTAGACCAAATAGAAGCTAAAATAACTCAGTCCCAGAGGACTACCAGAGCAAAGAAAGAGAGCGATTCTGAATGAATTTAATGCAGATGATCCAGTGCGGTGGAAACCCTAAGATGATATTAAGTCAAATGATGAGCAACTCTCAATTTTCAAATAATCCGATCATGAAAAATACATTCGACATGATGAACCGTGGAGACAATAAAGGGCTGGAACAACTTGCCAGAAATTTGTGCAAAGAAAAAGGTCTTAACCCGGAAGAAATCATGAGCCAGTTTAAACATTGATACTATTCTTGCAAGATTATGTATAAATAAATTTTATTAGGAGGAACACATATGTTTAATTCATCTCCAAGTTTAGCGGACATTGCCGCCGTTACTGGTGGAAACCGTAATGATGGTGCATGGGGCGATGGTGGTTGGTGGGTTCTCATTATCCTCTTTGCCTTGTTCGGTGGATGGGGCGGTTATGGATTCGGTGGTAATGGTGGTGGCGGTTATACCGCAACTGCGGCTACACAGGCTGATATCCAGAGAGGATTTGACAATTCAGCAGTCATAAGTAAGCTTGATGGCATTACAAATGGTCTTTGTGATGGCTTTTATGCAGTAAACAACGGAATGCTGACAGGATTTAACAGCATTCAGCAGGCAATTAATGCGGACACAGTAGCAGGAATGCAGAATGCAAATGCTATTCAGTCTCAGCTTGCAAATTGTTGCTGCGAAACTCGTGAAGCTATTCAGGGTGTAAACTTCAACATGGCGCAGAATACTTGCGCATTACAGAACACCATGAACAACAACACGAGAGATATTATCGACAGCCAGAATGCCGGAACAAGAGCGATACTTGACTACTTATGCCAGGATAAGATCGCAACGTTGCAGGCAGAAAATAATGATTTGAGACTTGCAGCATCACAGGATAGACAGAACGCACTTTTGACTACCGCTATGACAGCACAGACAAATCATATTATTAACGCTGTTAATCCATCACCAATCCCAGCATACCAGGTGCCAAACCCGAACACATACATTCCGTATGGATGTGGTTGCAATACTGGATGCGGATGTTAGACAACTGAATAATTAAAGTATCTTAATCGACAAGATTATGTCTGCATAGCAGTATTACTTAAACACAAAGGGCAGACTTCAATGTTTGCCCTTATATTTTTGAAAGAGAGGAAAATATTATGTCAGAATTTACAGCCAATGCCTTACAAACTGTCCTACAAGGAGAAGATGTCGCATTTACTGAGACACCGGTTTGCGGAACAAAATGTATCGTTCACAGACAGGGAAGCGGAGTAGTTAAATTAAGAGGAATCACGAACCAGTGCAAAGCAAGATTTCTTGTATCTTATAGCGGAAATATCCAGATCCCAACCGGTGGAACGGTGGAAGCTATTTCTCTTGCAATCGCAATTGACGGAGAGCCTTTACAGTCTACAAGAATGATCGTGACACCTGCGGCAGTAGAAAACTTATTCAATGTATCTGCACAGGTTTATGTAGATGTTCCTTGCGGATGTTGCAGCGCAATAGCGGTTCAGAATACATCTGGACAGGCTATCGAGGTACAGAACAGTAATTTGATCGTAGTAAGGGAGGCTTAGTATATGCATATTGAAAGAATTCATAAAATGCTTGAATGCCTTGCTGAAAAATCCTTATGTGAGATTGAAAAAGGGATTGAGAATGTCAACACAGAAGAAATGGGAGAAGTGATCGACATGATAAAAGATCTGTCAGAAGCAGAGTATTATGCCACAATTACTAAGGCAATGAACGAAGCGGACGAAGCAGATATCATGGAGAAGCTTTTAGAATATGGGGATGATAAAAGATATTACGACCGGTATCGTTATGCTGATGGAAGATTCGCACCTAAGGGCAGAGGAAAACGAAGAGGATATGATGAGCCACCATATTATCACATGTACCCGGATGATTACGAAGATACAGAGCACATGAGAGACATGGATAAGAAAGACCTGAAAAGGATGTATACAGATACCGGAATGATGGGAGATAGATCATATACGAGGGATTCCAGAGAGGGAAAAGCCGGTATTTCCAGACGTACTTATATGGAAACCAGAGAAAACCATCATGGCAATTCAGAGGAAGATAAAAAAGAGCGTGCAAAAGCAAGAAAAGATTACTTACGAGATATGCAGATGGATATTACTGAAATGACATCAGATGCAGCTCCGGAAGAAAAGCAGATGTGGAGAAATGAATTACAGATGATGTTACAGAAAATCTAAGAGGTGAGCGCAGTGTTTAAAATCAATGATGTTGAATGGAATATTTTATATGTAAATCCTAATAGTGAATGCTTGATGCGTTCAGACGGAACAATTACACTTGGTGTTACCGATTGGAGTACACGAACGGTTTATTTGTCAAATGCATTAAGCGGAAATCTGTTAGAGCGAGTTCTATCTCATGAGTTGGTACACTGCGCTTCATTTTCATATGACTGCCAAATTCCAATAGATGTAGAGGAAATCGTGGCGGATTTTCTGTCTCTTTATGGAAAAGAAGTCGTTAGCATAGCAGATGATATTTTGAATGGGGTAATTGAAAATGGATGTTATAAAGCAGTATGAGGACTATATAGGGCTTAAAAAAGAATACATTAAAAATCCTACATTGGAAAATAAAAATGCAATGATAGCCAAATTAGAAGAGTACGGAAAGTATATATACGACCAGTGCAACAGATTAAGAAAGGATTGCATTGTGGAAGAAGAAAAAGAAGTACTTAGAAGGTATTTCGGTGGGAAATAGCAAAAGGGGTGGAGCAATTTGCCCTTTTTAAAATGGTACAAAAAGTTGTTTAAAATAGGTTAAAATATATATTGAAAAGAATATTAAAAGTACCGGACAGAAAAATGGATTCTGTTCGCTAACCTAGAATAGTTATGGGATGATGCGTGGCACGTCCTATTTTGGGCGTGCTTTTTTATTTTTGGGAATTAATTCAGTGGAAGAAGACACGGCTTATATCCGGGTTGTCGAGGGTTCGATTCCTTCATTCTCAATTGCCAGCTATGGAGCAAATAGCAACTCATTCGTGCCGGACTGACCGGAGTAACAACTTGGAAAGAAAGAGGTAGAAACATGGTAAACGTAGCAAACGAATTAAAGAAACTCGGAATTGAAGTTTCAGACGAACAGAAAGAATCCCTTAAAAAGAGTATGGGTGAAGAGCTGTATTCTAAGAAAGAAATGGAAGACAAGGTTAATAAGGCTTCATCAGAATCCGAACAGTGGAAAAACCGGGCAGAATCAGCAGAGAAAATGCTTGAAGGGTTGGATGGAAAAAGCCCGGAAGACATTTTAAAAGAGCGTGACGACTGGAAAAGGCAGGCTGAGGATTCAAAAAAAGATTACGAAGCCAAAATTGCAGAGCATGAGAAGGATGAACTTTTGAAAGAAGCATTTGCGGAAATCGAGTTTACTTCTGAATCTGCAAAGAAAGCCATTATGAAAGACATTTCCGAAAGCGTAAGCGTGAAAAATGGAAAGCTGATAGGGTTTAGTGATCTTATTGAAGAAGCTAAAAAGACAGATGCAAATGCATTTGTAAATAAGCAGAATCCAAAGGCGTATTTTACAAAACCGAATGAAAACAATTCAGGTGGCGATAAGCCTGCAACAAGAGAGAGCATTTTATCTATCAAAGATAGATCAGAACGTCAGAAAGCAATTGCCGAAAACATTTCTTTATTCCAACAGTAAAGGAGTTTTATATGAACAAAAACAGATTAACGATGAACACCAATTTGCAGTTCTTTGCAGCAAACGCAGGACTGATTAAAACAGAAGACATTGATGTAACAGCAAGGGAAATTGATTTTGTTACATCTTTTGAAAGAAACTGGGAAGCTTTAAGAGAGGTTCTTGGAATTTCAAGAGCAATTAGAAAAACGCCTGGAACTGTTCTTAAAAGCAAATATGCAGAAGGAACGTTAGAAAGCGGAACTGTAGCAGAAGGTGATGTGATTCCAAGAACACATTACACGGTAAAAGAGAAACCTTATGCAGAGATTACTCTTGGAAAATATGCAAAAGAAGTTTCTCTCGAAGCTATCATGAATCATGGATATGAAGCAGCTTGTGGAATGACAGACGAAGAGTTCAAGACAGACCTGCAGGATGATATTACAACAAAATTCTACAACTATCTGAAAACTGGTACACTTACAAACACTGCAAAAACATTCCAGATGGCTGTAGCTAAAGCTATTGGATCTGTCAAGAATAAGTTCAAGTCAATGCACAAAACTGCTACAGGAGTTGCAGTGTTTGTAAATATGATGGATTTATATGATTATCTTGGAAATTCAAAAATTACTTTGCAGACAGCCTTCGGACTTACCTATATCAAGAAATTTCTCGGAGCAGACATTATGATCCTTTGTTCTGACAACGAAATCCCAGCCGGAAAAGTTCTGGCAACAGCTGTAAACAACATTGTTGCTTATTATGTAGATCCATCTGACGCAGATTTTAAGAAAGCCGGTCTTTCTTACACTGTCAGCGGAGAAACAAATCTTATCGGATTTAAGGTAAAAGGCGATCACGATTGCGCAACCAGCGTAACTTATGCGCTGTTAGGATTTGTACTTTTCGCAGAGTACATTGACGCAGTAGCTAACGTTTCGATCACACCGGGGGAATAGATCCCACTACACAGGCGGTAAATGCTAGTGGGGAACTCACGGAAGAATACTTAAACTCTCTTACAGTTGCAGAAATTAAGGCACTGGCAGAGAGTAAAGGGTATTTACTGACCGCAACAAAGAAAGCTGATATTATCAGCGAAATCTTATCACAGCAATAAGGAGTGTGGAGCAATGTCATATGTAGATTTTGAATATTACCAAACGAAATATGGTGGAAGTTTGTTCGAAAGCGAAAAAGACTTTGCTCCATATGAAAGAAAAGCAGAAAGAAGAATCAATGCGATCACATCAAACAGGATTTTGTTTTATTCTCAGCCAGAATCAGAAGATGCATGGTGGGATAATATCAAAGATTGCATCTGCGAAATAGCTGAATTGCTAAAGAATTTATCTGAGTACTCTGCGGCAGTTAATAACTTTGGTGTTATTGCAAATACGGACGGAACTGTAAAAGGGAAAATGATTAAGAGCATGACTTCTGGAAGCGAATCAGTATCTTATGATACCGGAGCATCTTCTTCGACATTGGTAGAGATTGCAAAATCAGAAATGGCACTTAATAGTAAGTGCTACGATATTGCATCAAATTACCTAACCGGAATGGTTGATTCAAGGCATGAAAACCTTTTGTACATGGGAGTTTAGCTTATGGGAATCGGATATAAAGATGCCGTGGTTTTATATAACAGGCATTACAACGACACTTTAGAAACTGAATATTATTTCGGCACTCTATTTGAAAATGTAAGAATCGAGCTTACACAGGCAGAGAACATAAGCAAATCTGGAATGAAAGATGCAGATAGTTTTCTCGTAAAAATCCCGAATGATGGCACATTGAATTATGTTAATCCGCCAGACTGGGAGAACATGAGCGAAGAAGAAAAGCTAGAGCATTTCACATTAAGAAGTAATGATTTTGACTTCGTAGTGATTGCAAAAAAAGATGAACTTCTCATTGATAGGGAATTGCCGATTGGATTAATTAATTCAGACGATTATCCGGGTAAATTCTTCCAGTACATGGTAAATGAAAAAGGGAATTGCTACAAAGTGAATACTATCGGTGTTTACAGCCTTATACCAAGGTTTGAGATTGGAGGTAAATGATTTGGATGAAAAGCCAAAAATAATGCTTGTAGCAGATGCAGAAACGGCACAAAGAGCTATTCTTGATATGATAAATAGTTATCCGGATTTTCCACCCGGTTTCAAACCATCAAATTCAACAATCTTATGGAACAGCATAAAAGATACTCAGTCTATTGGAGTTTTTCCGGCGCAGGATCCTGTTTATTTGAAAAAATATGTCAGCGGTTCTTATGTCGGACAAATGACGTTCCAGATCGTATACAAAAGCAATCCAACAACTAACAAGGATAATATTGCAGCAAGCAATCTGCTTGAAAATATTGCAAAGTTCCTTGAAAGTGGAGAATTTACATTAAAAGATAAAAATTTTGTTGTAGAACAAATCAACCGCACATCGGATGTATTTTGCGGTACAGCAGATGGAAAAACAACAGAATTAGCAATTAATATGCAGCTTAAATATTTTTATAAAAAATAGGAGGAATACTCATGGCAAAAGACAGAACTAACATGGTCTCACTTTTGGATATTGGAAAACTTATGGGTGGATCAACTGAAAAGCTTGCTGAAATGGGTGATGGTTTTACAGAGCTTTCTGAAGACTGGGGACCTAACACAGAAAGCACACAGTACGTAAACATGAAAAATGCAAGCAACTCTGTAAAAGGGTATGCATTTTCAATGTCTCCAGAAAGAGAACATTTGTCAGATGAAATGCAGACAGTGTTTAATGATGTTTTTAAAAAACTTCCAACAGGAGATCAGTGCGAGACATATTATTATCGCTTCTTTAAAGCTGATATTACAAGCGGATCCGGCGATTGTATCCGTGTCCCAGTAACTGTATGTGCCTCAAGCACTGGTGGAGCAGGCGGTGATATTTTAAAGTCTACAGTCCAGATCAATGGAAATGGAGATGTAGAACTTGGAACAATCACTATTGCTGGTGATGGATCGTTCACATGGGCACCTAAAGTAAGTGCTTTGGCTTTGGATGAAGATTACCCAGTTTCATAGGTGTTAATTAAAAATTAGCATATGTGGGATGCCTACCTTTCCTTGGTGTCCCACATTAGGAAAGGATGTTAATGATGAGTGAAGTGATTAAACTTAATACGGGAATAAAAAAATATGAAATCGTAAACGAGGAAAACGAGAGGGTAGCAGAACTGACAATCGACACGAATGACACTCATTTAATGAATCGTTTTATTGAATTGTACGAAAACGGAAATAAGATCAAAGAAGCCTGTGAAAAGAGGCTTGAGGATTTAGGCATTGATGACGGAGACAGGATAACTCTGGAAGATGCAAAAAAGATTCTTGACGTAAATGAATATGCAGTAAAACAGATGATTGAGGAGACAGAAAAATTATTCGGCAAAGGTCTGTTTCATGAGGTATTTAAAGAAAACTACAAGCTGAATCCAAATTTTGTACCAGATGTATCCCTGATCCAGAATTTCTATGAACAGATTATGCCAATTGTGGAAACAATTTTTAAGAAGCAGCAGAAGTATTCACCAGCTAAAAAAGGCAATCGCTGATGAGTAATGTTTTATATGAGCCGCTCCCATTTGTGTGGGAGAAAAACGGAATTGAATATGTGGTTAATACATCTTTCCGTATAGGTATTCAGCTTTCGTTGTTATTCGAGGATGATGAAGTGACAGAGAGAGAAAGACAGTACTATATGATCGTCCTTCTTTTCGGAAATGATGATGGAAGTATCAGGGAGTTTCCACAGAATCCGGATGACTTTTCGGAATGTCTGGAATGGTTTATGAGTGGATGGCATCATGATAACCCAAGCCCACAGAAAGAACATCATGAAAAAGTCATGGATTATTTTGTAGATCAGGGAAGAATCTACGCTGATTTCCGTCATGTTTACGGAGTTAATTTAAACGAAGCAGATATGCATTGGTGGGAATTTCAGTGGATGCTATGGAATATGCCGGATGGACAATCCTCATTCATGAACGTTATCCGGATAAGAACACAGAAACCACGGAGGAAAGCAAGCAAAGAGGAATTGGATGTGATCAGCAGAGGAAAATCTATTTATGGACTTGGAAAGAGCAAACCCCAGGAATACACGAAAGAACAGGAAAAAGCAATTGATGATTATGATCGCATGATGGCAGAAATAAAGGCAAAAAAAATGGATGAAGCAAAAATCATTGAAGAATTTAGGAAGAGGTGAGAACGATCGCACAGTATGATGGATCCATAAGAATTAATACAAAACTTAATACAGATGGATTCAACAGCGGAATAAAATCCATGATGGGAAGTCTCGGTGGAATCACAAAAATGTTAGGAATTGCCCTTTCTACAGCTTCGCTCATCAAATTTGGAAAAGAAGCGATTGGACTGGCTTCTGATCTGGCAGAGGTAGATAACGTTGTAAATAAAGCATTTGGCAATATGCGAAGTGAAATGGATGCATTGGCAGATTCATCTATTAAAAACCTTGGTATGAGCCGGCTGATGGCATACCAGACAGGATCTACATTCATGAGCATGGGAAAATCAATGATTGAAAATTCGGAAGATGCTAAGAACATGGCTTTGTCATTGACAAAGCTTACCGCAAATATGTCATCTTTTTTCAATGTATCGCAGGATCTGGCGAGCATTGCATTAAAATCAATTTACACCGGAGAGACAGAAACACTTAAGCAGTATGGTGTTGTTATGACTGAGGTTAACCTTAAACAGTTTGCGATGGAACAGGGAATCACAAAGGCATATTCTGCAATGTCACAGTCAGAAAAAGTCATGCTTCGTTATCAGTATGTTATGAACCAGTTGTCTTATATTGGCGATGATTTTATTGATACTCAGGATTCATGGGCGAATCAGACAAGAATCCTGTCGGAACAGTGGAAAGAGTTTTTAACGATCATCGGTAATGGGCTTATTACAGTGCTGACTCCGGTAGTAAAGGGACTGAATATGATCGTTTCAGCACTCATCAGTGTAGCAAATACGATCAGCAGTATTCTGTCAAATATATTTGGGATACAGATGCAGCAGATGAGTGCAACAGCGGCAGCAGCAGAAGATGTAGCCGGAGGCTACGCAGATGCGGCGGATTCAATGGGCGATTATACGGATGCAACAAAAAAGGCGGCAAAAGCGGCAAAAGGAGCACTTGCACCGTTTGACGATCTGAATGTTTTACAGAAAGATACATCAAGTGGAAGTAGCTCAGGTTCTGGTGGCAGTTCTGGTGGCGGTTCCGGGATGCAGATTCAGCCAGTAGATCCATCTGCACAAACAAGTGCCATTGATCAGATCCAGAATAAATATCAGAAATTTTTCGATTATATCAATAAGCTGAAAGATAATTTTTTAAAAGGTTTTCAGTCATCATGGAATGAATTAGATGTTTCCTCACAGTTTGAGAATATCAGGAAAAGCGCAGAAAGCATAAAAAATACATTAGCTGATATTTTCACCGATCGATTCGTGCTTGCATCAGTCGATAATTTTGTGCAGACCGTAGCAACTTCTCTTGGAAGCATGGCGGCATCTGTGACTAGCATTGGAGCAACGATCGCAGAAAACTTTGTTGGTGGAATGGCGATTTTTCTTGAAAATAATTCCTGGGATATCAAAGGGTATATTCAAAAAATGTTTGATGTGTCGGCAGACATAACAGCACTTGCAACAGAAGGTATGGAAGCATTTGCAAATGTATTTTCTGCTTTCGGAGATGAAAATGGACAGCAGATCACAGCAAACCTGATTCAGATTTTTTCGGATGCATTCATGATGGTTACGGAGAATGCGGCAAAATTTTCAAGAGATGTCATTGACTATATCGTGACACCTTTTGTAGAGAATCAGGATGCTTTAAAAGATGCGCTGGATGGACTTCTTTTTGTGATTTCTGATTTGACAACGACTATATCATACGGCGTGCAGCATGTGACCGATAAAATCACAGAATTGTACGATGAACATATTCATCCGTTTATCATGAATGTAAAAAATGGAATGTCAGAATTAATAGAAAAATTTCTTGAATTTTGGAACACTTATGTACAGCCTATTTTACAGAATCTGGCGTTAATGTTTGAGGATACCTATGAAAATCATTTAAAGCCTGTGTTTGATAATATTTTCGAAATAATGGGAATCGTGATAGACATACTGAACGATTTATGGACAAATATTTTGCAGCCGATTATTGCATGGATTATTGAAAATGTGCTTCCGGTAATTCTGCCGATTATTGAAAACCTGAGCCAGAATATAAAAGACAGCGTCGATTTTATTTTAGATCTGATCAATTTTTTGCTGGCAGGGGTAAAACTTGTATTCGCCGCAATTCATGCATTACTTACGAAAGACACAGACAAAGCATTACGCCAGACAGAAAAATCGGTAAAAGATTTTGTGAACAGTGTTATCCAGATGTTTGAAAATATGGTGAACCATGTCATTAATGGCATCAATTCATTGATTTCTGGCTTTAATAGCATAGGTTTTGACATGCCTGATTGGCTTGGTGGTGGCTCTTGGCATCCGAGCATACCTACAATTCCTACTGTAAATCTGCCACGACTTGCCAATGGCGGCATCACAACCGGAAGGACACTTGCAGAGATCGGAGAAGCCGGAAGAGAAGCTATCCTGCCGCTTGAAAATAATACCGGCTGGATGGACGACCTAGCATCTAAGCTTGCAAGCAAAATGCCGGACTACAGCGGTGCAAAGACAGTAGTACTGGCGGTGGATGGTAAAGAGTTCGCAAGAATCAATCTGCCGTATTTACAAGATGAAGAAATAAGACTTGGGATAGCGGAGGGATAAAATGAAATATAAGTACACGCAAGGACTTATCATTGATGGAATTACATATAATATCCCTCTGGTGTCCATCCAGAGGACACTGGACTTTCTGGAAAAGTATGCAGAGAGGACAGAGGACGGCGACATTAAAATCGAGAGCATCGGACTTTATAAGAATTATACGATCTCAATTGGAACGATCGATGATGCAGAAATGTATGACAGGCTGATAGATCATATCACGGATTGCGATAACAGATTCCATCATGTATCACTACCGGATGCAAGCAAGCAGTTTGATTTTTATGGGTATTTTTCCTCTATTAAAGATGAGGTGGAAAAGGTATTGGACAACGGAGCGCAGTATAAAGGCTTGTCTTGGAAAATGACGAGCAAGAAACCAGCAAGGACACCGTAAGGGGGCATTTATGAGAACTTATTGCAGAGCAGAAATGAAATTTATAGATGTTACCGCCTTATCAGATGCCACGGTCACAACGGATAATAATCAAAGTATTGGCTCAATTGGATTATTTCAAAATCAGACAGATCAGAATGACTACGGAACGTTTGAATTGAATCAGTTTGTGCTTGATGGAAGTAAAGACATTCTTTCAGATAATCCGGCGGACATTGCATTTTGGAATGATACATTATCGAAAGAAGATTGTACTTTTGAAACGAACCCCAAGATCACAATCACGTTCCAAGAGCAGCACACGTCCTCAGCGATCACACTTTATTTTGAAGATGAATTTCCGGCAGAATTAAAAATCACATGGTATACGTCTGCCGGTACAAAATTAGTCACAGAGACATTTTACCCGGATAGTCTGATTTATGTCTGCAATCAGCAGATACAGAATTATGGCAAAGTTGAAATTGAATTTGTAAAGACAACTTTTCCACAGAGATATATTAAGCTTCAGTATATTTTATATGGAAAATATATCGTATGGGATAAGGATATGATCCAGACAGCCAAGGTGCAGGAGGACATTGATGTGACCTCTGCAGCCTTATCTATCAACGAAGCGGATATTTCAATTGTTGATATGAATGATGATTTTGACGCAGAAAACGAAAATGGAGCATGGAAGAGTGTACAGAAAACGCAGGAAGTCACATTGTCAGAGTTTAAGAACGGAAACATGATTCCTATGGGAGCATTCTTCATCAACGATTTTTCTTTTTCAAAGAATATTGCAAAATTTAAGCTGGTTGATGTAGTTGGTTTATTAGATAAGTATACATTTTATGAAGGACAGATATATAACAATGTCCGCGCAGAAGTGATACTGAATGCGATATTTGCCACTGCCGGTATCAAAAAATATACGATTGATGAAGAAGTCGGCAACATACTTTTAAGTGGCTATTTAGCCATCCAGACGTGCCGTAAGGCATTGCAACAGGTATGCTTTGCGTGTGGTGCGGTTGCAGATGACAGCCGGAGCGATACCATCAAGGTTTATAAGCCAGACAGATATGTGAAATCCACTGTCGGTACGGATCGCAAATTTAATGGAAATACGAAAGTATCTCTTGAAAAATATATCTCTGGTGTGAATATTGAGATGAAAAATTATGTATTGGAAGAAAAGACATCTGATATTTATAAGAAAACATTGCCGGCTGGAGATACAAAGATTACTTTCTCAAGTCCATATCTTCCATCGTCCATCACGGCAAGTGCCGGTACGCTGAAAGAAGTAAATACGAATTATCTCATCATTAACATGCCGGATGCCGGACAGTGCCAGATTAAGGGCATTAAGTATACAAACACAGCTTTCTCTTATGAAAAGAGCGTAGATAAAATTGAAGCCGGAGAAGCTGAGAATATAAAAAAATACAGTGGATGTACCATTTATAATACTGATATATTACCCGATATCGCCGCATATCTTTTGGATTATCATGCCTTAAGAAAAAAGGTGGGAATGAAGTACCTGGTTGACTTGGAGCAGGTAGGAAATTGGGCGAATATAAATTCTATCGGTGGCAAAACATCGACAACATTGATTGAGAGCCAGACGCTTGATTTGACAGGTGGATTTATCGCGACAGCAACGTGCATTGGATATTCAATCGTTGTGACAGAGGATGTGTTTGCCGGAACTGAATTGTATACGGGAGGAGATGTACTGATCTGATGAATTATAATCCAATCAATCCTTATTACGAGGAACTTAGAGAAGAGAATATGAAGCTTACAGAGGAAAATGAAGCACTGAAAGCAGAAAACGAACGTCTGAAAAGTGAGGTGGTTGCTTATGCTGATATGGATGCAGCCGGTAACGGACCGGTCACAGAGTGATGTGGATCGTGTGTTGGAGTTGTTAAAAAAAGGATGGGATAACTTTAATACAGATGAAAAGACAGAGTGGATGGCCGGAATGAAAGGCGCATTGAATTTATCCGATATGCAGAGAATCCAGAATAACACACAGTTGCTATCGGATGTATTGGAACTTGATCTTGATGTTGCAGAGATTCCAGAACCGCCAAATGAGACATTTTTTACATCAGTGCTAAATAACACGGAAATTATCAGAAATGCTTATATGATACATTCTGATACGCCACAGACACCGAGTATGCCGGTTAATACATACCAGAAGCTAAATGACATTGAGAAGATACTTGCTGATGTATACGGCATTCTGCTCAATAACTTTAATTACTATTGTGGAACAGAAATATATGCCGGAGATGATACCGGATTACTGCTGTAGAAAGAGAGGATAAAATTATGGCATTTGTAAAGAAAACATGGAAAAACAGAATTGCAGAGTACATCAACCGACGACTGCTTACGAAGGAAGATGGAAGAACAGAGCTTGTGACAGTTGCAAGGGATGAGGGAACAATCTCACAGGAAGGTGATGCTTTTAATGCTTCCAATATGAATGATCTGGAGGATAGGATCGAAGCAGGATTTACGGAGGTAAACCAGAGTTTAACCAAGCTTGTTCAGAAACTCCATCCGGTTGGAAGCTGGTATTTTTCGACAGTAGCCACAAATCCGGTAAATATATTTGGATTTGGCACATGGCAACTGGTTACAGATAGATTTCTTGTCGGTGCAGGTGCTAGCTACTTTCCTGGTGCAATGGGTGGCGAGGCTGTACATACTTTAACAGCGGCAGAACTTCCAACACACCAGCATAATGTTCTGTCTGGAACATTGGGTGGCAACAATGGCAATTATAAATTCATGTTATCTTCACAATCAATGTACGGAACCTACGATGGGCAATACGGTGTAATAACAGATGACAGATTTATAACAGCAGCTAGTTCTGCGTACTGTGGAAATCAGCCACATAATAATATGCCGCCATATTATGCGATTTATATGTGGGTTAGGACTGCTTAAATAGCTATTGTGTATGTAAATTCACCCCAACTTTCTAACGTTGTTGAGCCATCGTTATTTTGAAACTTGATATTGGTTGGCGAAATGTAGATTTGATTTCTACAACTTTCTTGCGTAGAGGTCCTTCTATTCGTCCACGCATAACAAGTACCTCTAGGAGCATAACCGCTAGGAATTTGGAATAAATCAATATCGCCAAAAGCATATGGATTACTTATTGCATATTGACAAGTTACTATATTTCCAACCTTTTCCAGCGTAACATTAAACTCGTTAAAATTACTTGTATTGGTTGGGTTAATGCTTCTAACAAGTAACGAGCTTTTAATGCCATTTAAATCCGTGTTTAACTGAGTTAAACTCTGGTTATGCGAAGTAAAATGGAACAAAAAATTATTCTGATATATTATAATTGAATTATACAAAAGAAAGGAAGATGATCCAATGGAGATGTTAAAAGAAACGTACACGATTGCTTTGCCTATCGTTCTGACAGCATTTATGGGATATATAGTGTGGCTTTTGAAAAATCAGAAGTCGGACAGAGATGCGAATAGCAGAGGAACAATGCTTTTGCTTCGTGTGCAACTGATTGAGTACCATGATAAATACATGGCTCTCAAAGAAATTCCATCCTATGCCTACCAAAATTTTATGGAAATGTACAATGCCTATCATGCGTTGGGTGGGAATGGAATGGTAACAAAAATGAAAAACGAGATTGAAGAGCTTCATCTGAAGCAGAAAGAGAGGATTTAAACATGACAGATTTAGGATTTTTAACAGAATTTATGGTGCCGGTAATCGTAGGCATTTGTCTTTGTGTAGGCTATGTCGTGAAGAAGTGGATCAAGGATGTGGATAATAAATACATTCCTACCATCTGCGCTGTCCTTGGTGTTATTCTGGCGGTTTGGATTAACGGATGGACAGTTACAGCACCTATTTTATTAAGTGGATTATTCAGCGGTTTAGCAAGTACAGGACTGCACCAGATGTTCAAACAGTACATTAATAAGGAGGAAAAATAAGTTATGAAAATTGGATTAAATGCAGGACACACATTATCAGGAGCTGGATCCGGTACTTCCGGTGCAATTGTTGAGAGTATTGAAACAAGAAGAGTTTGTAACAGACTGACAGAGATGTTTAAATCATCCGGTGTGGATGTTGTTCCTTGCACGATAGATAAGGCTGCATCACAGTCTGCATATTTACAGCAGGCAGTAAATATGGCAAATTGTACTGTCCTTGATTATTTCATCAGTATTCATTTCAACAACGACAAAGCCAGAAAAGGACATGGAGTGGAAGTGTACACCTATAAAGGTAGACAGTATCCAGATGCCGTAGAGGTATGTGAACATATCGCAGCACTCGGTTTTTCAAATCGCGGAGTAAAAGAAGGCAGCGGATTATATGTAATCAAAAAGACTAAAGCAAAATCAATGTTAATTGAGGTATGCTTTGTAAATGATCCAGATGCATCTTCTTATCAGCAGAAATTTGAACAGATCTGCACAGCAATTGCCTATGCTCTGGCAGATTATGTACAGGCAGCACCGAAGCCAGTTGCACCGGTACAACTTCCGAAAGTGAAAAAATATGTCAGAGTGTTAATGGACGGTCTGGCAGTAAGAAAGCGTGCAAGTTGGTATGATTCAGCAGTAGATCATGAGGTGCAGGCAAATGAAGTATTTACCATTGCCGAAGGACCTATCAAGGTTGGCGGAGGCAGCATGTATAGGCTCAAATCGGGATTATACATTACAGCATCAAAAAAATATGTAACTGTATATGAAAAATAAATCGAAAGCAGCAGGATTTGATGATGCCATTGTGAAAGCGTAAAATAAAGGGCGGTTAGAATTTCTAATCGCCCTTTATAATATACTTGTACTAATTAATGTTAACCATTAGAAAATAGCTGTTTAGTACAAGTCCTAGATATAAAATATAAAGCCAGTAATTTCAAAGGCTTCATTCAAATAAATTTCTTTTATTATTCTATGCCAAAATTCTTGTTTTCCTTTTTGATCTAGTTGTTCGTAAAGGACTCTCCAGTCTGAAGGTATCTGCTTTTTAAATTCTTCAATTTTTACAACCTTGTTATTGGATAATTCTTCGCTTATTGAATTTATTTTCCCGGACAATATACTGTATTTCTTTTCGTATTCTGGAATATCAATTCTACCTTTTTCAAAAAGGTAATTCAGTCTGTCACGTTCCCCTATTGCATCATTAAGTTTCTTATTCAAATTACGCTTTGGTTTACTTTCTTCTTTTTTTACATCAAATTCAAGATTTTTTAATGCTGTATCAATATTTTCAAGAAGATATTTTTCTGTTTTTGCTTCTGACACTAATTTTGTTTTGTGCAATTTTTCATTTCCACCAAACCAGCATCGTTGATATTGCCGGTGCTTTTTGGTCTTCCTGTCTATACTGTAAAAACTTGACATTTTTCTGCCGCATATAGGGCAACGGAATAATCCACTGAATAAATATATATGACCGGACGGAGCGTATTTTATCTGATTGACACTTCTTATTTCTTCCATTTGCTCTTTTGTAAAATAAGGTTCGCAGAAATTTTCATTTTCCCTTACTTTCCCAATATATAAATCTGACTTAATCATTGTGTCTAATTTGTGACGTGTGAAGTCTGGAATTAAATTTTCACGTACCCATAAAACAGTGCCGCGCTTGCTTTTGGTTGCTAATAAATAATCAAATATAGCTCTTGTCTGTTCCTCATTATCATGTACGACTTTCTTTACACCATCTATTTTCTCTATTTTGAATCCTATAGGCAATCTACCAGTGTAAGCTTTCCCTTCACGGATTTTATAAGCTGCGGTGTCTTTGTATCGCTCAGATATAACCGCCCATTCTAATTCTGCCATGTTTGCCATCTGGTACATGAAGTTCTTTCCGTATGGCGTGGAAGTATCGATCTGCTGACTTACTGATATCAAGTTACATCCTGCGCTTTCCATGTCGTGATACAGGTTACAGAAATCTCTCATATTTCTTGCTATACGATCGTATCTCATAATAACAACTGCATTGATTCTTCCAGCTCTGACATCATCCATCATGCGCTGAAAGTCCTTTCTTTTTGCCGTGCTATGCCCTGTGATTGCATAATCTCCAGAATAAACGATTATATTTGCATTAGGGTAAGTTTTATCAATGTACTTTCTACAATCGTCTATTTGCTGTTCCATTGATTCTGAATTATCATCTTTTTTTGATTTTCTTGGATAAATTGCTATGTTCATTTTTAACTCCCTTTAAAAAAAGTCCCTCATTTACTAGAGGGACTGTATACTATTCTATTTCTATAATATCTGCAGAGTACCCCATAACTTCCCCAACGTTTTTAATATGAACTTTGAGCGTTATAGTATCGTCTTTAGACATTTCCATTACCTTTGCTTTTACATCATCATCTTTTATATAGCATTGGACACCAATAATGTCGAATTTGTCTGTCTGAGAGTATACCCCGATATACTTACCGTTGCTGTCAATAGTATTTAATCGACCAGTAATTTCTAAGTATTTGTCATTGTAAGTATCTTCTGCTTTCATTGCATTGTTTTTCAAATCATCCATCATGGTGCTTACATCAACCGCAGTATATTCAATTTCTGGCTCTGATTCTGTCTCAACTTCCTTTACCTCTGGTGTCGAATTTTGAGTTTCGTTTGTGCTTGATGATTGTGAAGTGGTAGTAGTTTCTGAATTGTCGGAATTTCCACCAGAAGCAGAACCGATAGCGGCAAGAACCAGAATCACAATTAAAACAATCGCCCATTTCGGTAAACCTTGTTTCTTTTTACATACTGGACATATCTTTGCTTTCTTAGGAATTTCTGATTGACAGTGTTTACATACTTTAGTATCTTTTGATTCGTTCATGATTTTGAACTCCCCTTTCTTTTGATATCATCATTATAAAGCAAAATGATTATAAAACAATACATTTTTGTCATTTTTTTATGACATTTTTTTGCAAAATGAAAGTTTAAGATAAAAACAAATGGATGCGTTATTGACTTTTCGAACATACGTTCGTATACTTTATGTATCAAATAGAAAGGTGGTATTGGATATGGGAGAGATTAAAGAGAAAATAATAGAATTAATAGAGAAGTGCATGGACGAGGATGATCTCCGAACCATATATGCATTTATAAAGAGGTTTTTAAGATAAAAGAAAAAGACAAGGGTTTGCGCATTGCCCTTGTCTTTTTCTTTACTTCTTTACAAGCTTTTCTGCCAGCTTCTGGATTGTGTTCCAGTCGTTTTCATCCAGTTCTGAGATAGCGGCTATGAATCTGTACCGCTGGTCTTTTTCGCCGGCTTTCAGAACATCTGCAAGAAATTCAGCTATCTTTTCATTCTCGGTCTTTTGAATGAACATTTCGCCTTTTCCGGTCTCTAGCCATTCCTTATTAACCTCAAATTCTCTGCATATAGAAAGAATAACTGCATCTGTTGGATTTCTTAATCCGTTTTCATAATTTGTTATCGTATTTCCCTTAACACCTATTTTTTCACCAAACTCAACTTGCGTCAATCCTTTTGCTTTTCTTATTTGTTTTATTCTGTCTTTCACAATCCTCACCTCCTTTCAAAATAAATATATCAAAAAAAACTCACAAAGTCAATATTTTAGTATTGCATTTATTGTCGCTATGTGATATTATAATCTCACAAGGAAATGAAAGGAAGTGAGCAGATGAGCGAAAAACAGAAAGAATCCCTTACAAGACTAGCTGAAACAGTGTCACAGCTGGACAAAGAAAACTTCAACTATATTCTCGGTGTTGCGGATGGTATGGCAATCTCAAAGAAACAGTCGGAAGTTGACAAGCAGATTGCCATGTGTGGGAGCGTTAAATAATGAGAAAGGAGATTCCTATGAACAAAGCAGACATGGAAATTACACCAGAGAGGAAAGCCAAGATTATGGACATTCTGTTAGAGATTTACGAAAGACAGGAAGGAATTAAGCTTGTAGTTAAGGATAATGCATCATGAAAAATGTAGCAAATGTTTTTATATCTATTGGATGAGAGGTTGAGAAGAAATGGGAACTTTTGAAGAAATTCTTGCAGGAGTGCCGCAGGAAATAAAAACGTTAGAAGTTGATGCCGAAAAGAAAGTTTTCAAGCTAAATGGTGTCGATTTTGGAAATGGTTGTGATTATTTTGAGATATCTTGTACAGGTGGAGAGGGTTTTAAAATTCGCATGGAACTTTCAAAGCGCATTATCTGTGCCAACTATAGATTAGATAACGCACTGAAAGAACCGCCTGCTGTTCGAATCAAGAAATAAACTGGGAGATAAAGGCAGCCAATTCTTTAATGTTGTTTTTAAACCTGTTTTCCATGTATTCAATACTGGATATGTGTGGAAAGGAGATGAAGAATGAAGCAGATCAGTAAAGTTTTTATAGCAGTAGGGCTTGGAATCCTGTTTCTTGGTGGAATGCTCGATGCGGATGGAACGTATTATGTTTTTCTGCTGATCGAAATGGCACTCGGTGCGGTGATTGCACTTATTGGAGTTATGATCTTGGATGTTGAGAAACGCCGGGAAGAAAAGCGGAAAGCAGACTTTAACATGATCCGCCGGAAGGACAAGCTTGACGCTGATGTTGAGTTCCTTGGGGAATTTGAGGACAAAAAAATAGCACCCTGATAACTTTGGCGAGTACAGGTGCTATTTAACCGTGGAAATACAAAAGTACTTCTGCGTTTATTATAACACGTAGTTAAATTTTTGGAAAGCGTGATTTTATGATTTACAGGAAATGCAGAATCTGTGGATGTAGTTTAGATCCCGGCGAAGGAAACATGTGTGAAGAATGCCGGGACGAGCAGTACATGAAGCAACAGCGAGATAAAGCTGTCAGATGCATGATTTTATCTACAGATTTTAGGCAGATGGAAATGGAGGAATTTTTGAATGCCAGCAACAAGATTATGCAGAACGGATGCCGGAAAGTTAATTGACGGACTTAAGGATTTATCGGAATTACTTGAAAACCTTGGTCTGGAAGATGGAAGTGTAAGACTTACGGCAAACGGAGATATTCATGGAATATTTACCTTAGACACAAATGTTCTGGAAATCATTATTGGAGACGACCAGAAAGAGGAAATGGTCAGGTACCGTGTTTAAGTCCGTGGAGGTGGAAAATGTACAGTGATTACATACCGGACAGTCTCGATATGCTCGAAGAGTACGAGAGGGACAGAGAGCGCCGCCACAGATTATATGAGAAACAAGCCAGACGTGAAGAGATGGCAGATATTGAATCAGAGGAAGAGAGGATAAAAGAAAGATGGAAAAATTTGAAAATTTAATTGTGGAAAAACTTATGTCCACTGAAAGAGATGGAATGAAGGATTTAATTGCAACCATGAAAAATGAAGGATTTTTTACTGCACCGTGTTCTGGTTCTAACCATTTAGCAAAAGAGGGAGGTTTAGCAGAACATAGTTGGAATGTCCTCGGAATCATGCAGGATATGTCATTTTTATTGGCAGAAGAACCGGAAGTTTTACCGGATGAAACACAGAATGCCATTATCATTTGTGCGTTGCTGCATGATCTTGGAAAGATGGGAGATTATGGGAAACCAAACTATGTACCCAATATGATCAAGAGCCGGAAAAAGGATGAAAATGGCGAATATCCATTAGTACAGTCAGAAGCAAAGCCATATGAGACAAATAAAGAACTGTTATATATTCCACATGAAGTGAGAAGTATTGCAATTGCTGAAAGATACATCAAGCTTACAGAGGAAGAAGAGCAGGCTATCCTTTGGCATAATGGACTGTATGGATCGTTTAAATATGATATTTCCGGTAAAGAAACGCCATTGTATCTGTTGTTACATTTTGCTGATATGTGGTCAAGCAGAATTGTGGAGGAGAAGTCATGAGTTTAAAAGAGAAACTGTTGTTTATACAGGTAAATTTGAAAGCTCCTAAAAATTTATACAACTCTTTTGGCAATTACAATTATCGTAATGCAGAAGGAATTTTAAATGCTGTCAAACCTTATCTCGACGATAATAAAGTATCTCTTACTTTATCAGATTGTATGGAGTGTATTGGAGATCGAATTTACGTAAAGGCAACAGCAACATTGCATGACTGTGAAAGTGAAGAATCCATAAGTGTTACTGCTTACGCAAGAGAGGCTGGATTTAAAAAAGGTATGGATGATTCACAAATTACCGGGACAGCATCCAGTTATGCACGCAAATATTCCTTAAATGGTCTTTTCCTTTTGGATGATGAAAAGGATGCAGATTCAGATGAATATAAAAAACAGGTGGAAAGACAGGCAGAGGAGCAGGCTTTCAATGAAAGAGTAGAAAAAGAAGGACATGAATTGGCATCACAGGCACAGAAAAATTGTATTTTTGCAATCTGCAAAAAACATGGTGTTGATGTTAAGGAGCTGTATGCATTAAATAATCTCGATGAAAAGAAAATAACAAAAAATGATGCAACAAATTTAATTAAAAGTTTGAAAAAGAAATATGGTGATGATTAATGCACGCGCTTGTAAAGATTAACCAATACCGAGAGCGGAAAGACGGAACAGACTTGGTTGTATCTGTTCCAAATCTGAAGCTTGGGGACATGTTCCAAAGAAAGAAAATTAGAAATGCTGAGATCCGGTTTGATGATGGCAGACACATATCAGCAGAACAGAGAAAAAAGGCATATGCAACGATAGGGGATATTGCAGACTGGACCGGATATTTACCAGAAGAAGCGAAAGAAAGACTTAAGAATGAATATACAGTGCGAACAGGAGTAGAACATATCAGTCTTTCAAATTGTTCAATGGATACAGCAAGAGACTTTATTAGCTTTCTGATTGAATTTTGCTTGGAATGGGGGATACCGCTTTCAGACAATGTAATAGAGCGCACAGATGATATAGGAAGATACCTTTACTACTGTCTGGTACATAAAAAATGTGCGATCTGCGGAAAAGATGGAGAGATTCATCATGAGGATGCAATCGGAATGGGTAATGACAGGACAAAAGTAGATGATTCCAGTTATAAAAAAATCTGTTTGTGCAGAGAACACCACACACTGGCACACAGCCTTGGAGTGATCCGGTTCAGAGAGATGTATAAGGTCTATGGAATTGTTGTAAAGGATTTATAGGGTTGGAACACCTTGCCAGACGGCAGAAAGAAACCTATTCATGCAGAAAATAATATATCACGATTATTGGGAGCCATGATTTCCCGGTGCTGTCATGTACCGGGAGAAAGGAGAAGTTTTGAATTTAGAACAGAAAACAATTACATCATTGGAAGTTGCTGATATGGTTGGAAAACCACATAACGATTTAATGAAAGATATCAGAAGATATACATCTCAATTTAACGAGGGGAATATTTCCCACGTTGAATTTTTTACAGAGAATACATATCTGGATAAAAAAGGACAGGAAAGACCGTGTTATATGGTCACGAAGAAAGGCTGCGAATTTATCGCCCACAAACTCACTGGAGTAAAAGGTACAGAGTTTACCGCAAAATACATCAACCGTTTCCATGAGATGGAAGATGAGATCCAGAAACCGAAGTCTCCAATGCAACTTTTGGAAATGGAGTTTGCAGCTCTTAAAGAAGTAGATAGCAAAGTGGATGCAATCAACAGAGATTTGCAGGATTTCAAGGAAACGTTGCCATTGCTTCCATCGGATGCAGATGATGTGAAAGCTGAAGTAAATAAGCGGGTGATTGATTGTCTGGGCGGTAAGAACAGCAATGCATATCATGACAGTTCCATCCGTGGAAAAGTGTATTCGGATATTTACCGGGAATTAAAAAGACAGTTCGAGGTAAGTAAATATAACTGCATCCACAGAAACCAGAAAAATATCGCTATTGAGATCGTAAGAAACTATGAACCACCGTATGTACTGGCAGAAGAAATCAAAGACAGTAATGCGCAACTGAATCTGGAGGATGTCGATGGAGTATAAATTTACAATACCGTTGAAACCGATCACAAAAAAGAATAGCCAGAGGATTGTATTTACCGGGAGCGGCAGACCATTTATCATCCCATCCGAAGCCTACACGAAGTATGAAAAGGAATGCAGGGCATATATGCCGGATATAAAGACCATTGAAAGCCCTGTGAATGTAAAAGCTGTGTATTATATGCCAACTGGAAGAAGAGTTGATCTGACAAATTTGCATGAGGCATTGCATGACATTCTGGTACATTACGAGATCCTTAAGGATGATAACTGTAAAATCATTGTTTCCACTGATGGGAGTTATGTGGATGTAGATAAATGGCATCCTCGTACAGAAGTGACAATATCGGAATTGGAAACGGGGTGATGATTTGAATTACATAGCTGAGATAAAAGCATTTTACGACAGGCTCGAACTAAACCCGCAGCCCAACACTGCAATCGCCTTATGGCATGCGTTAATGTCCATAGCGAATAAAGCAGGGTGGCCAGATACGTTTACGGTAGCCTCGTCAGTCCTTGGACTTCGGTCTGGATTAAATGCATCAGCGTTAAAGAGAGCGAGAAACAAGCTTGCTACAGATGGGTTCATCGAATGGAAATCGCGCGGTGGGAATCTTGCAGCACAATATAAAATAAATAGTCTTGTGGTTCAAAATTACAGTAAAAATGAACCACAAGATGAACCACAAAGTGAACTACAAATTGCACCACAGTTTGAACCACAAAGTGAACCTATTAATAAACAAAGACATAAACATAAACAAAATACACCCCCTATATCCCCCGTGGAAAAATTCGGAGAGTTTGCCGCGGCCTATCCGAAACGGTGCACTGGCTGTCTTGTTGAAACAGAATACTGCAATGCGGTACTGGCTGGTGTACCGGAAGATGATCTGGTATTGGCCGCACAGAATTATGCAGATATATGCAGACGGGAGAAAACAGCAGAGCGATATATTAAAAAGCCAGAGAACTTTTTACGAGAGAACTTGTTTTTACAGTACCTGAAAGGAGAGAACGATGGATCAGTTGGAAGAGATACTGGAACGCATGAAAAATCACTCAACGAACTTATGCAGGAATGCGGAGACACCGGAGACTTCCAGGGATTCTGATGTGTGTCCAATTTGCGAAGGCCGGGAGTGGATCTTGAAAATAAAAGATGGAGTTGAAATAGCAGTACCGTGTAAATGCCGTGAGAAAGCGGTCATGTCAAGGCGGTTGCGATTCGCAGATATACCGGAGGCATTCCGTGGGATGAATCTGAGATCGTTCCGAATGGATGTGTACAGGAAGCAGGAAAGTAAAAAGATGGTGTCAGATGCATGTAAAATCATAAAAACCTATCTGGATGATTTTGAGAGTCAGAAGGAAAGAGGCATGGGATTGTATATCTGGTCGAGGACAAAGGGAAGCGGTAAGACGAGGATCGCTGCCGGGATTGCAAATGAGCTGATGAAAAACTATGCAGTGAAGTTTGCAGTGTCACTGACCATCCTGCAAGAGATTAAGAATACATGGCGGAGAGATACAGAATGCAGTGAGAATCAGCTTTTGGACGCGCTCTACACCACAGACATCCTTGTGATTGATGATTTCGGAGTGGAGAGACCAGCGGACTGGATCAACGACAAGATGTATCAAATCATCAATGAGCGTTACATAAACCGAAAAGTGACTATTTTTACGAGCAATGATCCGTTGGAGACGTTGCAGTATGATGACCGGATCACGAACCGCATCAAGGAACGGACGTATCAGATCGCATTCCCAGAGGAATCAGTCCGGGATCATATCGCAGAGCGGATGCAGGAGGAAATCATTGAAAAAGTGATAGCGAGCGGAAATATAAAATAGAAATTAAGTGGTGAAATAAGGATCATTAACATGGGAGAAATGACAAAGACAAGCGTAAAATACTGCCGGAAATGTAAATATTCGTATAATCAAAGCCAGACATAGATTATGTGTGGATATTATTTACAGACCAGATTAAGGCGTGGGTGCCCGGTTGGGATGTGTGACAAATTTGAATCCAGAAGAAAGAGGAGAGTGCAATTGAAATGACAGAGGAAACCAAGCAGGAGATAGAAGCGGCATTGATGTTGTTAAAAAATACACTGGTAAGAAATGGTGTAAGCATAGCACTTGCAGGAAGTGACGATACCGGAAAAGACGATGGATGCATTATGTTTTTTGATACCGCAGAGTATTGTCGCACCGGGAAATTTAAAGGGATATCTGTTAAAACAAAGGATTTGGTGAGGTAGAAATATGATTTTTTTAAATTCAGTAGAATTGATGAGTTTTTTAAATGACGTGTTATATGACAAACTCAGAGAAAAACCGCCAGAAGATATAAGAGTAGAGATCGCTACATATGGTTTATCATTTTCTGACAAAAAATTTGAAAATTGTTTAGGAGAGCTTAAAACGCGAGAATCTATGGTATTGAATTTTCTGAACACCTTAATGGATACCAATACAGATATGGTTGTAGGAATGCCTCCAATGAAAAAATATAACAATTCATATTATGGAGAGACGTTAATAGATAGAAAAAAAAGATTAGAAGAAATGGAAGATATCATGGGCACTTATCGTATAAATGTCTATCCGGTAGAAGAGTCGCATTTTAAATTTTACAGGATCGATGATATCTATATTACCGGAGGAATCAATTTGACGGATTCGACTTGGAACGATGCCGCTGTTTTGATCGAAAAAGAGAGGGACAAGGAACAATTAGAGTGGTATTTTCAGCAGATTTTAGACAGAGCCAAGGCTGAATGTAGAAAGAGAGGGATAGCATGGATCGCATAGAAGAAATGATACAGAACCTTGAACTGCTAAGAATGCATTTTGGCGATATCACAAAAACTTGTATGGCAAATGGAATCATAGATAGCACCATAAAAGCAATTGAAAAACTTGCTACCTATGAAAATGCCGAGAAACATGGATTGCCGGAACGCTATGAAGCAGACGAGAAAGACACACCTGCAAAGAAGCCACAGACCAATGCAGACCGGATCAGAAGTATGACGGATGAGGAGCTGGCAGAAGTATTATTTGGAAGTTGCATAGAACACATGGGCGTAGAGGAATGTTCTCATCCTGAAGAGGCTTGCAAATCATGTGTTTTGGATTGGCTTCGGGCAGAAAGTGAGGGATAGCATGAGACTTGGAGAAGAATGTCCATACATAACACCATGCGGTTGGTGTAGTAGGCTTTGTAAGCCATGTGAGGAAAAGGAAAAGCAGAAAGCGAGGAAGCAACATGGAAAGATTAACAGAAAGGAATCCATCATGGATTGATGATGAAATGTGGGAAAGGGCATGTGAACCAGATTGTGAAGAAATAGATGCCGTATATCGGAAACTCAAAGACTATGAGGATGCCGAAGAGCAGGGATTACTTCTGCGGTTGCCGTGTGGAATTGGCTCAGATGTATATACAATTCCTAGCAAAGTCAATTATGAATTAAATATTTTAAATCTGCACCCGGAGAACAACAAAGTTTATCATCAGAAAGTAGCCTTGATTACTTTTACAGAAAAAGGATGGTGTACGAATGAGCAGGGCTGTGATTACTACGAGGGACTGGATGATTTTGATTCAGAGAATTTTGAAGTGATCGGCAACATGATTGACAATCGGGAGCTGTTGGAGGTGCAGGAATGACAGAGAATGAAGCAAAAATCAACGCAATTGCAGAAGATTACAAAATGGTACTACATGCGGCAAAGTCGATGAAATGCAATGATATAAAGGCGCTACATCATATTCCAATTAAAAATATGGAATTGATAGTGCAGGCACTGGAAGAAATCTCGCAGTACCGCGCAATCGGTACAGTGGAAGAATGCCGGGCGGCTATGGAACGTCAGAATCCAATAGCTGCTATTGCTGAAAAAGAAGATACTGGGACTACAAAATATATATGTCCGACATGTGGTATGTATATGGGGTGGTCAACTGGAACGTTTCCTGCTCGTTATTGCTGGAAATGTGGTCAGAAATTGGATTGGGAGGATAAAGAATGAGTGAAAGCAT